GTTTCTCCCGTGGGACCCGTTTCGCCCGTGGGACCCGTTTCTCCCGTGGGACCCGTTTCTCCCGTGGGACCCGTTTCGCCCGTGGGACCCGTTTCTCCCGTGGGACCCGTTTCTCCCGTGGGACCCGTTTCTCCCGTGGGACCCGTTTCGCCCGTGGGGCCCTCTGGGCCTATAGGACCTATGGTTCCCGTGACGCCTGTGTTTCCGATGTGTCCCGTAGGACCCGACAGGCGAAGACAGGGAATCTGTGGGGGAAATGGATAGGGACAGGGGGGATATAATGGAGGAAATACATCGGGTGGTGGACAGGATGAATAAGACATGCTCTATTCTATCCGTTGACATTTAGGTCTTAATAATGTATCCAACTGTCGGTTGAGCCGTATTGGATAATTGCGGAAGATGAAAGGTAGTCGTGTTGTTTCCCTCTCCATAGTATTCCCCAATGACATGAAAGAGGGCCGAGAAAGTGGCTCGTGAGACTGTGGATCCGTTACAGGGCAGATAGCCGCTCGGCGTAAGACCCGTGTTGTTGATCAGGATGGTGCCTGTGGGAGGGGTCTGACACGGCGGATACGTTCCCATGGAGATCTGAACAATACATGCTTCCACGGGTTCCAATGGCGGGATCGGTGGAGGAGGCGACGGAAGTTCATACAGAGGCTCCATGGGGATCGATGGATACGTGGGGGGTGGAAGTGGGGCGGGAGAAGGGCAGGGAGAAAGACAAGAAGCGGGACAGGAGGATGGACACAATGGATGGTGGGAGTAAGAAAACGCCCGTTTCATTTTCCATTGTATGATGTCACTCGCTTTCATTCTCTATTCTATCCATGGATTCATCGGATAGAATAGAGCCGTATTGAGGGGGGCTAACAGTGGTCACGATAGGTCCCTTGATGGAAAGGAGTATCACATACCAACGGAGACGGGCCCGTTTGAACCAATGTGGACGTGACAGAGATCGAGCTTACCGTGGAGAGCGTCGAGTAAAGTGGGCGGTAGGCATAGAGCGTCGTAGAGGTGTCGGGCTTCCATTCTGTCAGAGAACTCAGTGTGATGCCACGATCCACGAGACCCTGTTGAACATCCGAGCGAAGCTCGTAACTGGAATAAAACTGACAGTCATACGAATAGCACGTGTGCAAGGTAGATGCATAACTAGTGGAACCCGCAATAGAACTAATAGGGGTGATCGTGGACAGAATCGTAGAGGAGAAGACGGTGGGGTGATAGGCGCATGATCGCATGATCTGTTGTTTATTCTTTACGATCTCACTCGCATTCATTCTAATGCGGAGCTTGAAAATATCCCATTAGACTAGAACATGATACCCTATATACTAATTAGTGTGCTACTCGTGGTTGCCGTGGTGGCCTTTTATCTCAGTCGGCTCTTTGTATCCGTGCCATTTTATCAACGGGTAGAGGGCTTTTATGCGACACCTGACATCCTCCGGACTCTACCCGAGGCCTCTCCGCTTTTAGAAATGCTAGGACAAGATTACGCAGAGCTGGAACTCATTCTTGGAAAACTGGCGTCGCTGAAGAAGGATCTTCTGTCCCCTCGCGGAGTGGTAGATGCCACACGCTATCAGGCGTTTGATACGGCACATGATCGTGTGGCCGTGGCGGAAGTATCTGGAATGTGTATGAACCATACTATTGCGCCACGAGATCTGGACATCAGCTTTTCGACATGGCGCGATCGTGGAACCCTCTTGATTCGCCAGTTGTCCACCGTGGCCTCCCTCAGTGATGCGCAGACCGATCAGGCCTTGAAACTGTTTTCAGTATCCTGGGAGGATGTCTACCAGATTGCCCAACAGAAATGCCTAAAGACCATTGCGGAACAGGGACATGGGAGCGGAAAAGGGTCGGATGTGGGTTCCTACGAGCCGACGATGCTGAAGGATCAGCGGAACTACACGAATACCTATGGGGGGCTCTCCGCATCGGGATGGAATGGGGCGGTATAATCTCGGAGGGACATTGAAAAGAAATAGGAGCGACACGGATGATCCGTATCGCTCCTATGGGTGTCGTCGGTTAACAGAAGGAGCAGGCAGGCTTCTTACACGGGCACGACGATTTGGGTTGACCGCAACGGTTGCAGGATCGGCACTTTCCACACCCCCTTCCACCACAGGGGCATTCTGGACGAGAGGCAGGAAGGGCAGGGGGAGAGATGGTTGTTTTCCCGTAAAAGATGAAGAAGATGATGACGATAAAGACGACGATCAGGACACCAAGAAGCAACATTCTATTAAGTGGGGACACTTTGTGGAGACGCAAGCGTCCCCACACCCCCATGGGGACACTTCGTTTCCCCATACCCCTCTCCCTAGAAGAGTGCGTGTATCTATACATCCTTCCATTAGAGAAAACGTGTATCTATACATCCTTCCATTAGAGAAAACGTGTATTTATACATCCTTATTAGCGATGGGTGAATTAGAGTCCGCTTCGCGGGAGGGGGTGTGGGGACGCACGCAAGGCCCGCAGGGCCTGCGGCCCGTGTCCCCACCTAGCGCATGAGCGACATAAAGATCATCAGTCCAATGATTTGCCATGCGGACTGGACAGGGCGAGCAAAGGTAAAGAGCTCCGCCACCGTAGTATTCCACAGGAACTTGCCCACAAACGCAATAATCGTGATGGCGATCAGAAGAGAGAGGATCGATGCCACCGCATCCTTATACATGTCTTGTTTCGAGGGACCGGACAGATTCGTCATTCCCTCTACCGCTGCGCGAGATACGGATTGAAGCATTTCTATTTCATGGACTATATTTTATTGTGAATTCTTTGGTCATCGTATCCATGTTCTGAGAGAAGCGGTTCCATGGGAATCCGCCAACACCCGATCGGTGAAGAGTGTAATGACAGAGCGTCTCATCACGAATTTGCCTACAAGCAACATGACGATGAGCGCGATTATGAAATAAACGATGTAAGGTATTATCCCTGTATACATATCTATTATCATGACTATATCTTTTCATAATGAATGGACTCTTTCGTAACGACCTCACGATGCTCTTGAACATACGTCATGAGATCCTTTGCCTTGTCGGGAGACTGCAAATACTCAGAGATCAGCTTCTCCATCGCCTTCTGACCGAGACCCGCTTGACGCTTCTGCTTTTTAAAGAGCACACGCCCCCCTGAATTCTTCAGATCCAGTGCACCAATATTGTGACTCTTCATGACACGCACAATGATATCCTCTAGCGCCTTCATCTTCGTGTTGGCCTCGCGCACCTGCTGTTTGCGACTGTCATTGTCCTCCTTGAGACGGCGCCATTCAATGATGGAGTGCGTGAGGGTCACCATTTCGTTCTCTTGCGGGGTCGTGAGACCCAGCTCTTCGCTTGACGAGGCTGTTGCGTTTTGTTCTGGCCAGTCCATTGCTATTACATAGAGATGTGCGACGATGGTTTAAATGCTTCCTCTCCTATGGTTTCTTTAGGTTGTCCCGTTGCGGGCTTTAGGTTGTCCCGTTGCGGGCTTTAGGTTGTCCCGTTGCGGGCTTTAGGTGCCCTATAAAATTGAAAGGGTCGTCCTCTTTAATGGAAGGCAAACCATGTCGCACACGGAAGCTCACGTGATCTTGGAGGAACTGTGGTTCTCTATCGCAGAGGAACTCTTTCGACGCGTATGTGTCGCAACAGAACTAGACGAAGAACAGATTGAGGCGCTTCGTGCGGTGGCATTGCGACCGAACGACTTTCAAGTAGAGGCGGGGGACACAAGCGTCCCCCGTGCCCCCTCTCCATAAGAGTTAGGGTGAATCCACTTCCTCTCCACGAAATCAGGCGAATTCGTTTCCTCTCCACGAGAGAGGGTGTTCGTAAATCCACTTCCTCTCCATGCCAGTTCCATAAGAGAGGGGGCACGGGGGAAACGCCCGCCCGTGGCGGGCAGTGTCCCCCGCTACATGAAAAACAGCTTCAGCCGTTCACGAATGACACCCCTACAAATGTAGCAGGTGGTATTTTGTTTTTTAGAGCACGACGAACAAAACGTATGCCCACATGGGACAATCGCATACGATACCGTATCCAGTAGACAAATCGCACATGGCGGATCAGGAGAATCCCTCATGACATGCTGAGCCGAAATGATCTGTCGGCAGACATTCCATTTTTTATACTCCTCCACCAACTGCGTGTAATTCTCCTCAAAATGGGCCCCTTGGAACGCCTCCTTGGCATACACTGAAAACGCGTCGATCAGGGATGGGAGCGATTTGGTTTCTGTCAGATTCATAATACTTGGAAGACGTTGATGGATCTTGTCTAGCATCTCCATTTTCTGAAAGAGCGTCGTCTCTAGACGAAGCACCTCCTCTCCTGTATTCTTGTATTCTTGGAACAGCCACCTCAGTTGCTTTAAGAGCGTTGCAAGTGTTCCTGACGCCTGTTGGGAGGCGAGCTGGTGCTCCATGGTTTGAACAACGGCGTCCAACGAGGCATCCACATTCAACTCGCGGAGAATCTGGTTGGTCGGCACCCCTTTGATGGTGGGGACCTCTTGGCCATATTTGCGAAAGATGCTCTCTGCGCTACCAAGAAGATGGGGGAGCTTATCAGGATGGGCCAAAAAAGAAAAGATCTCGGTATCGTGTTTGTGAACCAGATCCTTCAGCTTCTTTTTAGAAAAGGCGACGAGTGGGGGGACCACTTCGTCGCATTGAGACCGAATCTCCGCACAGTGTTTTGTAAGGATATTGGTGACGGTGGACTTGTATTTTCCTGAGTCCTCTGCATGTCCTGCATGTCCTACGTTTTCCCATGAAGAGCCAGAGCTAGAAGAGGCATATTCTATATTTTCTTGGACTGCGGAATGGTAAGACATCTTAGTATCATGTTGGATCGTTTTCTACTGTGTGATACGCAGCGCAACAAAGCGCAAGACCGGAATCAATAGGCGTGTCGCTGTTCATCATAGTGCTGTTTATCGCTTTTCGTCATAGGCCCGAGAGGAGTATCAAACCATTGAGTCCCCACCATACCTCCTAAAAATCGGACTCGACGAGTCCGATTGTGACGCTTTCCTTTACGGAGAATGCTTTTATAGCGCTTGGTGCGCCGATTGCTCTTGCTACGTGTGGTCTTACTACGAAGAGGCATGTCTACTGAGTAGGTTTCTTTTTCGAGTCGGTCTGTTGGTAGCGAACACACTCGCTCAATGGATGACCATACTGCGCACAATGGGAACAATACTGACTCTTCTGGAAAGGGCATAATCGTTCAGGATGGTCAGTCCCAAACGAGCGCATAATCATATTACAGTGGCGACACATGGTTGCTTGTTTCATGAGATTTGAGGCCTATCAAATTTATTCCATATACATAGAACATGTCGGCCGATCACATCCACTTCTTTCTACAATTGCGGGATCAGATCAAACTCTATCATTGGCAGACGCGGGTCTATGCTCGACACATCGCTACGGATCAGATGCTTGAGAAACTGGAAAAGCACATCGATTCCTTCGTAGAAGTCTATATTGGAAAATATGGGCGTCCCCGAGTGACAGGAAAAAATGCGGAGATCACCGTTCATAATATGACGGAGGCGGGGGCCAGTCGGATGCTCCAGGCGGCCCTTCGGTATCTCCAGGGACCTCTGACCCGTTCGTTACGAGAGGGGGATTATGATCTCTTCGCTCTTCGCGACGATCTCATGGAGGATCTTCATCAGTTGGCGTATCTGTTTACTCTCCATTGAGGGGGCGCTTGCGCCCCCTCACCCCTATGGAGGCATTCTGCCCCCATACCCCCTCTCCCGTGGAGTTGAGTGAATCCACACCCCTATGGGGGCAGAATGCCTCCATAGGGGTGTGGGATAAGTGTCCCCACTCATAAGGGAAATGGAACGACCCATCCCAACGTAGACCCATTTTGATTTTGTCCATCTGCCATCGCCCGAAACATATATAATTTGTCGACCAACGACACCGCCGATCGGTATTCCATACGATCCTGATACGTAGAAAAATAATAATACTGCGGGTTCAGTTGAGTCTGAAGAGATTTCACATACGCGTTTGAATTGAATTCATACACGGTGTGAAACAGCATTAACTGCCTCTGATAGATATGGGATTGACTCTGCGACATCGTTGTCACAAAAGGGCTCAACGGGACCCTTTCAATATCGTAGTTCATCGACGACAACGTAGAAGTCATCGGATACAGATAGGGAAATTGCGTGCGATAATTAATGAAATACTGCTTGTAAGAGGGATTCTGGTTGAGCCAATCGGGAAGCCCGCGAATGTTGAAGAAACATGCAGGCGGGATAGAATTGGTGCTCGGGAACGTATTGTAGGTAGGCATCTACCCTCCTCGCATATAAAGATGGGGTGCGTCGTAGACACATATCCGCGTCTGCTTCTTGACTGCTTCTGATTGCGTCTGATTGCGTCTACTTGGTCATGTCTTATCTTCCTGGAAATACCCTCTTGCCTGCCGAGGAAGCAGATGCGAGTCTCGCCACCCTATCCCCCTTGACGCTCCCATTGGACCGAAAAGTCATCATTCTCGCAAGCAATCATGTGAACGATACGTCCCTGTTTTTGAATGGTCTCACCCAAAACATTGTGATTCTCTATGATCTATTTGACAGTCTCGGGTTTCGCTCCTATTTGCTACAGCACCAGGCAGATCCCGTCGAGCGAAAGTCATTTCTGAATTCGTATCGGACCATCAGCACCCATGAAATGGTCGCGCGATCCATGCCGATCCATGCCTTTATCGAGATCGGTATGAGTGTCGATGCGGGAACACGCGGTTATCTTCGTTCTGTCGGTGCCAAGATCGTAAAACTCTATCTCGGCAATATCATTAACATTGACATCGAGACCATCCAGAACTTCAAGTCCATGTTTTTTTATCACCATATCGTGGGAGAGATCGATGAGATCTGGACAAGCCCCCACTACTACCAGCACGTAGAGTATGCGGCGATCCTGAATCGGACAGAGAGCAAGAACAGTCGCGTCGTCCCTTATGTGTGGGATCCGTGCTTCCTCAATCAATATGGATCTCGTGATACGATGGAGTGGATTGCTCCTGCTTCTTCTGCCCAGGCGTGGCATCAGATGGACATCGTCATCATGGATCCCAACATTTCCTTTCAGAAGTGTTATTTCTACTCTCTGTTGTTAGCGGAGGCCTTCTCCAAACGATATCCTGAATGGCAGGGGAAGGTCGTGCTCATGAATGGCGATCGGATCAAACTGAGTGCCCACTCATGGCGTCATGTGATTCCTGAGCTTACTCTCTTTCAGAAGGGCCGTGTCATCCTTCACGGTCGAAAGAACATCCACACGATCTTGAAAGAGAATCGGTCCGCCTGTTTTATGACCCATCAGTGGAACAATGACTACAATTATGCGACATTGGAACTCCTCTACTGTCACTATCCGATTCTTCACAATTCGGAGGGATGGTCTGATACGGGATACTATTATTCCATTAATGACTGGGAGGCGGCGATCGCGACGCTCCATCGTGCTATGTCTTGTCATAAAGAGAATCTGCCGATCTATCGGTCTCATGCGGCCAATCTCATCTGGAAACACAGCATTCATCATCCTGATATTCAGGCCCGTTGGCGGGCCTTCATCTGATGGGTGAGACGAAGTCTCACACAGGATATTCAGGCCCGTTGACGATCTTTCATCTGATGGGTGAGACTTCGTCTCACACATGATATTCAGGCCCGTTGACGATCTTTCATCTAAAGGGGTGCCACCATGAATGGATAGTGCAATGAGTGCGATGAAAGTAGGAGTTACGTTTTCCTCTTCGGCGGATCTCCGTTTGAGCGGGGCCAATCAGACAGCGCTTCTGTTGGGCGAAGTGATGCTAGAAATGGGACATGCTGTCACCTTCATTGATATGGGCACGGGTTCATGGTGGTCGGATGTTCCTCGGATTGAGGGGACATCCGTGGCCTCTCTGTATGATGCAGAGGGGCTGGATGTGCTCATCGATGTGGACGGGAAGGTCGCCATGGAACAGCGAACCATGGCTCGGCAGACCATTGTCTTTTTGCGGTCCTTTGTGCAATTCATGGAGATGGATGCGACTGTTTATCCCGAAGTGCCCTATGTCCCGCGGTCCATGAAGGGTGTGTCGGAAATCTGGTGTTGGGACCTGTTGAATCCCGTGGAGACGCTTCCGTCCATTCAGACGTTGTTTCCGTGCCCGATTCGACGTGTCCCGTTTGTGTGGTCATCTTCCATTACGGACTGGATGTCGGGTCGTGCAACAGCCGTTGCGCACACGACAAGCAACACAAGTAACGATTGGATCATTCACGTGGCCGAGAAGAATAATCATAATACGAGTTCGATGGTGCTTCCTCTTGTGGCCATTCGTGAGCTTGTGTTGAAGAACGTTCTTCCTGCGAAATATCTATGTCATCATGTGGATGCGATTCTACAGAATCGATTTTTGAAAGAGAACGTTCTGGATAACCTTCAGGCCCATAGCCTTCCTATCGTCTTTGCGCCGACCGAACCGTTTGCGAACTGGATTCAGGAACCGAATCACGCCTTGTTCTCTCATACACGATTTCTTCCTCTTCGAACGAGCCTGATTCAGGCAGTGTGGATGGGACTCCCTTTGATTCACAACAGCCCTGTGCTTCGAGATCTTCATCCTGTTCTGGCAAAGACCTATTACAAGGGGAACCATATTCAGGGGATCATGGATGCATTTCAGTGGCTCCATGCGAATGCGGGAGAATGGTATGCGTCTCAGGAGGATCTTCGTCGGGCCATTGGAAAGACGTGGGGGCTACTCGTCCACGCGGATGCGTGGCGCACTGTGACGCAGACGGCGTTTTCTCCTGTTGCACCTTTGGCCACTGTAATGCCTTTGAAAAAGCACGTTGTCTTTGCAGAGCCTCTTACAGAAACGCGTGTGGTTCCTGTGGTTCCTGTGGCTCCTGTGGTTCCTGTGGTTCCTGTGGTTCCTGTGGTTCCTGTGGTTCCTGTGGTTCCTGTGGTTCCTGTGGTTCCTGTGATTTCAGAGACATCTGACATTCTCATTGGATTTTCTGACATGTGGCCAGGATTCAATACGAATTCCAATTTCATCATGGATGCTCTTCGTCAGGAAGACTCTCGTGTGTTTCGTGGGGTTCCATGGTCTGCAGGGGTAGAGGCCCATGTGTTGATTGCAGGCCCATTTGGAACCTCTTGGAAAAACAGTTCTCTCCCTGTTGTCTTCTTTACTGCAGAGAGTGCTCCTGCCCCTGAAGATGCGAGCATTCGTCTGACTCTCAGCTCCTCACCAAAAGAGGACGATACTCATATGCGCATTCCTACCTGGATGATGTTTATCGACTGGTATTCGGGTGCGACGACCCTTCCTACAGACAGTCAGGACAACCCCATTCGTCTTCCTCTTCACTTTGCCACACAGGTCCACCCTGTGTCATTTGAGGCACGGTCGGCCTTCTGTGGGTTTGTCGTGAGTAATCCGACATGCGCGATGCGTAATGAGGCATTTCAGGCTCTTCATGCCCATCGCCCTGTGACAAGTGGTGGGGCCCTCTTTAACAACATTGGTGGGCCCTTGGCGCTCAAGTATCCTGGTGGAGGAAGCGGAGATCTCTCCAAACACCATTTCTTTTCCCAGCACCAATTTAGTCTCAGCTTTGAAAATGCGCAAGTGGACGGATACATCACTGAAAAGGTTCTTCATGCGAAGATGGCGGGCTGTGTCCCTTTGTATTGGGGGACGAATACGGATTCTGATTTTGCTCCGAATTCCATTCTGAATCTGTCTCGGTTGGGATCCGCCTCCCAGATCGTGGATGTCGTGCGACAATTGGAGGCGAACCCTGCTGTATGCGCTGCGATTGCAGCAACGCCACTGCTGAATGAAGAGAAGAAGGAGAAGGCCCTTGCGATTCTGAGAACGATGAGTCGGCGTCTGCTTGCGTTGCTTCCTTCTGCTGTGTCTGTTGTTTCTAAGGTTCCCTCTTATCCATTGGAACGGATCAGAAAGACCTTTGTCGTGAATCTGGATTCACGACGTGATCGCTGGGACAGCCTGTTGGCGGCCGAGCCTGCCATGGCACCTTTTTTCACGCGTCTTTCCGCCGTCTATGGAAAAACCATGACAATGAACCCCTTTCTCTATCGGCTCTTTGAACACAACCGATTTCTATGGAAAAAATCGGTGATGGCGTGCATTCTCAGCCATATGGCGATATGGTCTGAGATTCTACAAGATACCACAGAGGGATATTATCTAATCCTGGAAGACGATGTGCGATTTCGTGAAGGGTGGCAAAAGACGTGGGCGGCATGCGCGGCGTCCATTCCCGCCGATGCAGATCTTCTGTATCTCGGTGGAGTTCTTCCTCCGAATCTTCCTGGGTTGCCTTTGGCCAGCGAGAGCGTGAATGAACAGTGGTCCCGTATCAAACCCAACACGCTCTTTTCGTCCGTGTTGGCACCCATCTTTCATTTCTGCACGTATAGCTATGTCCTTACGCGACGAGGGGCGGAACGGTTGCTGACCTATCTGACACAGTCTGATACACGTGCTTTCATGGAATGTGACCATCTCATTGGACATTCCACAGTGGGCCTTGTGAAATACGTGGCGACCCCTCTTCTGACCTATTGCTACCAAGAGAGTGATCCGACGTATGTGAATGCAGCGTTCAATGAGATTCATAAGGAAAAGAAGTTCGACAGTGATATTCAGAATGACATCGACTGCTTTACAGATGCGGAACTTGCTCCCTTTCGTAAAGCGACTGCGACTGCGACTACTGCTACGTCTGTGCCTACGTCTGTGCCTACGTCTGTAGCTAGGACGCTCTCTGTGTATTACGATTCCATTCTTCACCCTGGAGACTATCAGATTTATGAACGGAAATGGCTCGAAGACATGATGTCGACCTCTCTTGTTGCTCTTCCGTGTCAAGAAGAGACACTTCATACTGTCCCTACTGCATCATGGTTTATCGTCCAGCGCCCCCATTCAGACCTGTGGAACAAGCGATTTCAAGAAATGGACCGTCAGGGACGCGACTTTTATGTCCTTCATCTCAGTGATGAATTTGCGACGGACTTGATCGACTTCTATTTTCTGCCCCATTGCAAAGGAGTCATTCGAAACTATACGCGTGCGGACTGTCCCGCACTACCGCATCTTCTGACGATCCCCCTCGGATATCACTATGCCTATGCAGAGACAGTCACGCCGTTTGCGGATCGTGCACTCCTATGGAGTTTTCACGGAACAGACTGGTTCAACCGTAAAACACAGCTGGAGCGTCTGGCGAACTATGTCCCTTACAACTGCCTTCTTCTGCCATCATGGAATCATGCATCTATGACGAAAGAGAAGGAGTATATGAACCTTTTGGGGAAGACCAAATTCTGCCCCATTCTTCGTGGAAACAACATGGAGACCTTTCGTCTCTACGAAGCTCTTGAAGCGGGGTGCGTGCCTGTGTGTATGGAGACCACGGATCCGTTTCTGGACATCATCGATCGCGAATTGGACCTGACCTCGCTGTATGCCTGGAAAGAGCCTGTGACGACGATTTCCTCCCCGTTCCAAGGAGACATCCAACAGGAGGTGATTCGTCGCTGGGCTGCGTGGAAAGAGCGAGTCCGCGCGGCGATTCGGGGGATGCTGTGAGATGGGTGTGGGGGGGAAAGAAAAATTGAAATCGTGAGGGCCCTGAGATCGGGTAACGATGAGCCTCCTTCACGAATCCATGCGTCCCATGATCGCCCCTGCGGCATGGGACATGATCTTGACACTAGAGAAACAGATCCGAGCGAATGATGACTCGCTCGGATATGGTGCTCTTGAAAAAATGGTAACCAAGCTGAAGCTGGGGTTTACGTCCGTGATCCACGCCAGTATACAATTTGCGCATGCGGTGAAAGAATCACCGCATTCAGAGGTCTACCTGGGGGAGATTCGTAGCCTCTTTCGTGTGGCGCATGCGGACGTTCATGGAATATAATGGAACGTCTATGAGCTAATGAGTATAACAATTATGTGCCGTGGAGGGGTTCGAGGACCTTTTTATTATAGTTCACCGCGCTTCTTCATCTGAGAGGCACGCTTCATGGCAGCGCCCAGCTTGACAGACGAGTCTTTCTTCTTCATGTCACGATACACCTCCATGACCTTCTTGTTCCAGTCGGAGGGGCCCTTCGCCATACGGCGAGTCTTGCGCTTACCACCTTCCTTCTTGTCTTTTTTATCCTTCTTGTCGCCGCCCTCCTGCTTGTTCAGGGCACATGCTCCGCCTTTGCTTTTACGCGAACGATTCTTTGACATTCTACAAGGTGCTTCTATTTTTTTGTAGGCGTACACTTATGTGATTGTACACTTACGTGACCATAAACCTAAAGAGGGCGCTCCTATCTTGTAGTAGATCGATACCATGACAGACGTATCCGCCTTTGTGAATCAACTTCAATCGGTCCTCCAGGGCACCGTAGCCTCTCCCGCAAACCCCATTGTGAACCCTGTGGAGACGCAAGCGCGTGCTTCACAAACACACCCCTCTCTCGCAAACCCTGTCGTAGTGGTTCCTGTTCCTGTTGGAAAACAGATCAAGATCATGATCGTCAGCACGCACACGAATCAGATGAACGGATACAGCAAGGTCGCTCACAACCTCATTCAGCAACTCAGCGCGCACTCCTGGATCTCCGTAGTCCATTTCGGAACACAGAAAATGGTCAGTGCGGATCTCGGCCGTCCCTATCCTGCGAACGTAAAGGTGAT